CTTCTCTACAACAACCAGGCTCAGCATACTGGGATAAAAAACATCCAGCTCATGCAACAGCAGTTGAAGAAGTAGCAGCATTAATTCGTAAGAAGAATAACGAAGCTGATGCTTAACAGTTTTGCTTAACTTCGGTTAGGCAAATAAAATCAAAGACAATCGCAAGACCTTTGTTGACCTTAGGAAAGACTAACATCCGAAGATGTAAATTTCAGGAAGATCCGCAAGGATAATTTTCCGTTTAATTTAAACTTAAACTAACACAATAGAGGAGGAACTTATTATGAGTTCTAACATAACAACTTCATTCGTTGAACAATATTCATCGAATGTAAACTTGCTATCTCAACAAATGGGTAGCAAATTAAGAGCTTCTGTTGATGAGGAAAGTGTTGTAGGAAAAAGTGCGTTCTTTGAACAAATTGATTCTACTGCGGCTGTACTTCGAACATCTAGACATGGCGATACACCACAAATTGACACTCCACATAGCAGAAGAAGAGTATCTCTTGCAGATTACGAGTGGGGAGATCTAATTGATGACGCTGATAAAATCAGAGCATTAGTAGATCCGACTTCAGCGTACGCAAGAAATGCGGCAGCAGCAATGAATAGAGCTATGGATGATGTAATCATCACAGCTATGAATGCTTCTGCTTCAACTGGCGTTGCTGGTGCTACATCTACGGCATTACCTTCAAGTCAAAAGACTGCAACATCAAATCAATCAGATGGTTTGACTATTGCTAAACTTTTAGCTGCGAAGAAGATCCTAGATAACAACGATATTGATTCTTCAAGAAAGAGATTTATCGTTTGTGGTCCACAACAAATATCAGATCTATTAGGAACAACTCAAGTTACTTCAGCAGATTTTGCTACAGTTAGAGCATTATCAACTGGTGAAGTTAACTCGTTCTTAGGATTTGAGTTTATAATGTCAACAAGACTAAATTTTGATGCGTCTAATACAGACGACAGATTAGTTTTTGCTTACACAGAAGATGCAATTAAACTTGCTATCGGAAGTGATGTTAAAGCAAACATATCTGAGAGAGCTGACAAATCTTATTCTACACAAGTATACTATGCGATGAGCTTAGGTGCTACTAGAATGGAAGAGAAAGCTGTTGTTCAAATTCCATGTCACGAAGCTTAATTAATAGGAGGTTTTAAATTATGGCTAATTCAATACAATACGCTAAAACACAAACTACACCTGTTACTAAGTTAGATACAAACGAACTTGGTGGTAGAGTTAGAATGGCATTTGCAGAATACGAAGCTGCAACTGAACAATCTACTATTACTATGTTTAGTTTACCTAATGGTGCAAGACTATTATCAGGAGCATTATCACATGACGCTCTTAATTCTAGTACTACACTTTCAGTTGGTTACGCTGCTCACACAAAAGCAGACGGAACAGCTCAAGCATTAGATGTAGATGAATACAAAGCAGCGGCAGCTTCAACATCTGCTACTAGCTCTGATGTTCTTGTTACTATGGCTTTAGGTAAAAACTCTGTACTTGACGCAAATGAAGATGGTGTTCCGATTACAGTTACATTGGCTGGTGCTGATGGAGCTGGAACTATCCAACTTCAAATGTTCTATGTAATAGACTAGGAAAAATAATTTTAGGCGGTGAAAGCGAGAGTGGAAGCCGCCTAGAGTGCAATCATAATGGCTAGATCAATTTCCAGAAATAAAAGAAATTACAGACCTACAAAGTCTGGAGCTGGAATGACTAGAAAAGGAGTTAGAGCTTATAGAGCTGCTAATCCAGGATCAAAATTAAAAACCGCAGTAACTGGTAAAGTTAAAAGAGGATCAGCTGCTGCCAAAAGAAGAAAATCATATTGTGCTAGATCAGGTGGACAACTGAAAAGAAGTTCAGCAAAAACTAGAAACAATCCTAACTCAAGAATTAGACAAGCNAGAAGAAGATGGAAATGTTAAAGTGAAGTATATTTTAGTTTTATATATGTGCAGTATGACTACTGGCGANTGTCCATCTAATCAAATAGCTGNATTACAATATAATAATCACTTTGATTGTGTTCTTGATGGTTATCGAGTTTCACATAGCACATTTAAAAATTTGTCTGAAATAGAAGATTTTGAAAGAGACAGAATTGAGAGAGAAAAATTAGTAATAAAATTTCAATGTAAACAAGTAGGAGAAGATACATAATGGCATCAGTAGTAAATATGTGCAATTCAGCGTTAAATCTGCTGGGTGCATCAACAATATCAGCATTAACAGACGATACTAAAAACGCTCGTTTATGTAATCAAAGATATGAACCAGTAAGAAATAGAGTATTTAGATCTCATGCTTGGAACTGTTTGCATAAAAGAGTTCAATTAGCTCAGAACTCTACAGCTCCAGTAGTAGAATATGATCATGCTTACGCATTACCTTCAGATTGTTTGAGAGTTTTAAAAATTCATAATGGTACTACAGACAGTATAGCAGCATCATTAGATTATAAATTAGAAGGTAGAAACATTGTAACAGATATAGATACAGTTTTTTTAATCTATATTGCATTAGATACCGATCCTAATAATTACGATACATATTTAAGAGAAAGTATTTCACATCAACTATCAGCAGATTTAGCTTATGCAATTACAAACAATGCAACACTAGCTAATCAATATATGGCTAGAGCTGATGAAAGATTAAGAGAAGCAAGATTTATAGATGCTACAGAAAATAGTTTAGGAACAATCGAGGCAAATGAATTTACTGATGCAAGGTTATAATGACCGTATCAGATTTCGATCCAACTCTAGTTAGTATCTATCCAGAAAAAAAATACTTATTACATTTTCAATGGGGTAACTCATCTAAAGTTTATCGATATGCTTTAGTAGAAGAAATAAATTCAAACGAAATAGATCCAAGACTTAAACAAAAAAAAGATGAAAAAAATTTAACACAAAAAGAAATTTGGAAAAATAAATATGCCAAGAACTACAGCATCATTAAATAGTTTCGTATCAGGAGAATTTTCTGCCAAGATGGATGGTAGAATAGATTTTGATAAATATACTTCAGGATGTAAAACTTTACAAAATATGTTAGTGCATCCTCAAGGTGCAGCTGCAAGAAGAGTTGGTACTCAATTTATTTCAGAAGTTAAAACAAGCTCTGCAAAAACAAGATTAATACCTTTTGAATTTTCTACAACTCAAACTTATGTTTTAGAATTTGGAAATACTTATATCCGAATGTTTAAAGATAAAGGTCAAATTACTGAAGGCGATGTAACTATATCTGCAATTACTAAAGCTAATCCAGCTGTAGTAACTGCTAATGGTCATGGCTTTGCAAATGGAGACTTTGTTATCTTATCTTCTGTAGTTGGCATGACAGAAGTAAATGGTAAAACTTTTAAAGTTGCTGACAAAACTACTAACACTTTTGAATTACAAAATGTTGATGGAACAGATATAAATTCATCTGCATTTACAACTTATTCATCTGGTGGAGATGCTAATAGAATTTACGAAATAACTTCTCCATATTTAACTGCTGAATTATTTGAATTAAAATTTTCACAAAGTGCGGATGTAATGTACATAACTCATCCAAATCACGAAGTGATGAAGTTATCAAGAACTGGTCACACAGCCTGGACATTAACAGAAGTTGAATTTACAGATGGACCTTATTTATCTGAAAACACTACAGCGACAACTATTACACCTCAACAAACAGCAGCAGCAACTGGTAAAACTTTAACCTTATCTGCTGTAACTGGTGTTAATGGTGGGGTAGGTTGGTTAGCAACAGATATTGGAAGAATAGTAAGTTTTAATTCTGGTAAAGCAAAAATTACAGCTAGAACAAATGCTACAGTTGCAGTTGCAACAATCACTACAGATTTTGCTAATACTGATGCTACAGCCGCTTTTAAGCTTGGAGCATTTTCAGATACAACTGGACATCCTTCATGCGGATCATTCTTTGAACAAAGATTAGTTTTTGCTGGAACTAAAGATGAGCCACAAACTTTGTATTTCTCTAAATCTGGAGATTACGAAAATATGACTACTGGTACAAATGCTGATGACGCTATGGTTTATACCATTGCCAGTAACCAGGTTAATAAAATTAGATATTTAAAAGCTGTCAGAACTTTATTGATAGGAACTACTGGTGGAGAATTTTCTGTTAGTGCAGATGGAACAGATGCTGCGGTTACACCAACTAATATACAGATTAGAAGACAAAGCTCTTTTGGTGCTGCTAATGTTGATGCTCAACCAGCTGGTAATGCTGTTTTATTTTTACAAAGAGCAAAAAGAAAAATTAGAGAACTAGCCTACAATTACGATACAGATGGATATGTTGCACCTGATCTTTGTATATTAAATGAAACCGTTACAAATAGTGGTATTAATGAAATGGCTTATCAACAAGCACCAGATAGTATTTTATGGTGTGTTAGAGATGACGGAGTTTTATCAGGTTTAACTTATCAACGAACTGATAATGTTGTTGCTTGGCATAGACACATCGTAGGTGGCAAATCAGATACAACTAAAAATATTATTCAACAACAAATTTCTTTTACTGCAAATACATCGATTGTTAATGGAACAAATAATACAATTACATTATCATCTCATGGACTAGCAACTAATGATCCAATTTATTATTATGCTGCTGCTAATCCTATTACTGGAATATCAAGTGGATCTCTTTATTTTGTAATTAGAACAGATGCTAATACAATTAAACTTGCAACGACTGCTGCTAACTCTGCTGCTGGAACTGCAATTAGTTTAACTGGACCAAGTACAGCATCAACACAATTTATTTATCAAGGTGTAAATATTTCTTCTAATGTAATTTATTCAGAAGATCATGGATTAGAAACTGGCGATATAATTTTTTATGATAATATTGGAACAGCTATTGGTGGGTTAAGTGAAAATATTGAATACTATGTTTCAAGAGTAGATGATGATCAATTTAAACTTTATACTGATAGTAAATTAACAACTGTTGTTTCTTTAACTTCAGCTCATACATCAGAACAAACAGATAATATTTTACAAGATGCTAAAGTAGAAAGTGTTGCAACTATATCTGGAGATCTAAATGAAGATGAACTTTGGGTAATTACTCAAAGATGGGTAAATGGAGCTGTAAGACGATATGTTGAATGTTTTTCTAATTTTGATTTTGATGAGACTGCACCAGAAGATTTTAAATTTGTAGATAGTCATTTATCTTATTCAGGAGTAGCAGTTAGTTCACTATCAGGACTAGATCATTTAGAAGGAGAAGCTGTATCAATATTAGCAGATGGTGCTACTCACTCTTCAAAAGTTGTAACTTCAGGAAGTATATCTTTAGACAGAGCATCAAGAAAAGTTGTTGTTGGTTTACCTTATAACTCCGTATTACAAACAATGAGAATTGAAGCTGGAGCTGGTCAAACAGAAGGAACTGCTCAAGGAAAGATAAAAAGAATTTCAAAAATAGTTTTAAGATTGTTTGAAACTGTAGGTGCTAAAGTTGGTCCTTCATTAGATAACTTAGAAACTGTACCTTTTAGAACAACATCAGGTGCAATGGATTTACCAGTATCAACATTTTTAGCTGGAGATAAAGAAGTAGAATTTTCAGACGATTACAATACTGATGGATTTATATTTGTTAAACAAGATCAAGCATTACCACTAACTGTTTTAGCCTTATATCCAACTATTGTAACAAACGATGGCTAACGAAATTAAAGACTTCATNCCAGAACACGCAGATAAAATTATTTCTTTTGGTATGAACTCAAAGCTAATGGAAATAGACGCTAGTTTTGAAGATAACAGAATTTGTAACTATTCAACAAAAGGCAATGCTTACACTATGTTTGTAGATGACAATCCAGTTTTTTCTATTGGTATAGTTATTTTATGGAATGGAGTTGCTGAAGGCTGGGTACTTGCATCACAAAATATATTTGAAATGAGATTTTTAGCAGCCAAAACAATGAAAGAATTAACTGATGAGATGTGTAAAAAAAATAAGATTAAAAGATTACAAACATCCGTTAAGGCTGATTTTAAATTAGGTGTCAGGTTTGCTACCTGGCTTGGTTTAGAAATTGAAGGAATTAAAAAATGTTATGGTCCAGATGGATCTGACTATTATCAACTGGGGAAAATTTATTAATGAGTTTTATAGGAAATATATTTGGTGCTTTTGGTGCAAGAGCATTAGGAAATTACAATGCTAATCTTTATGCCAAACAAGCTGAACTAGCTAGAAAGAATGCAGAAATTAAAAGAACAACATTTAATCAAGTTACACTACCAAGACTAAAAAAAGATCAAGAAAGAAACAGGTCTAATCAATTTGTTAATCTTTTAAAAAGTGGATTTGATGTAGATAGAATAGGTGAGACACCTTATTTAGTTGGTTTAGAACAATCTATAGAAGATGCTTTTGAAATATCAGTTCAAAGCTTTAACTCAACTGTTGCCGTTCAAAATGAAATTAATAACGCATCACTTCTACAAGCTAAAGGTCAAGGCGAAAAATTTAAAGGCGAATTACAATTTAGAACTGGAATGTTAAAAGCTGCTGGACAAGCTTATAGTAATTCACAAACTGGAAGTATTTTAACAGGAAATTAATATGGCTGTAATTAAAATAAATAGATCACAAAGTAAGATAACAAATGTTCCAACTCCTAATATATCAGCATTAACATTAGATAGTAATTTAGCATTAG